AATTCCAGGGAGCAAGATATTTTTACCTCCGGGGATGACCCTAACAGCCAAAAGCCCGAACTTACCGAAAATAAGTGGGCAGGACACGGATGTGATGGAGATGGCTGTGTCTGGGTTGAACGAGGCATCGGATGTTACAACGGGGACCGTGAAAGGCACATACGCTAGTGTGAAGGCTACCAGGGGGCCGATGAGTGATCGAACATCTGACGAGGTTGCTGATTTTGATAGATTTTATAAGTATGATTTTTGGGGTTCAGTATTTTTTTTAAAGAATATTTTAGACGGATTCCCTAAATTTTTTGAGGTTGAGGAGGCCGTGAGATTTGAAAACGGAAAAGAAATTTTTGAAAAAGTTAAAAAGGCCCCGCAATTTTTAATAGATGTTCAGTATCCGATTTCGGAAACTCTGGATTTAGATGAAAGAACCAAGGCTGTTTTAGGGGTGAAGCATGGTCCGTTATCAGAGACCGTGGGTGTTCCGCCGAGCAAGGCTGCTAAAATGATAGGAATAGGTGGATATGGCCGGAACCGATTACAGAAAGCAACAGAGGATAAAAAATATCCGAAATTAATTTATGCCGATGGTATGGACCCGGAAACAAAGCAAGAAAAGGCTGAGGGTGAATTGACCAAGGAGGATAACGATGAAAAAGATTAGTTTAATAATTGTAATTTTATGTTTTATGGTATTGCCGGCACACGCAGCGTGGACAGTGGCTACGACTGTGACTGCTAACGCTGCTCACTATATAAAATTTAAAGTGGTGTGCACATCTGATGGTGATGCTTTGGCGGCCACGGATTTACATGCTGAATTTGCTGAACAAGTATCATCGAGATTTGTGCAGGGTTTAACTGTATTATTATTGAAGGTTGTGCCTGGTACTGACACTGTTATTCCAAATACTACAATAAATATTACACTTACCGATGAAGAGGGGGATGAATTGTGGTCTGATACTGGTATATCCAAAGATGCTGCTACTTGGCATAATTTGGCGAAAGATATATATTTGCCAATATTGGATAAATTTTATTTAGCCATGAATGATATTGGAGATGACGGTGATCAAGTAACATTGTATTTTTGTTGTTGGATTGAATAAAAGGGGTTTATTATGTTAAAAAAATTGTATTTATTAGTGATATTGGTATTTTTTGCGGGATATGCATGGGCATTTCCGGCTCCGGCTCCGGCGCCGAGTGATATTCCTTATGATGCTTCAACATGGGATAATAATTCTCTCGCCGCGACCAAAAATGCTATCAGAGATAAAATTGAATCAATGGGAGGGAGTAGTGGTTTTAAACTTGACCAAAATGTTGAAACACTGGCTGCCGCAAAAACACTTACGACCAGTGATAAAGCTATTCAAAAATTAGATCCCGACGGAAGTGATCGGGATGTTGTGCTACCTGCCGAAGCTTCTTCCACTGATTTAACATTCTGGATTTATAATACTGCTAATGGCGCTGGTGAGGATTTGATTGTTAAAGATGATTCACCGGCCACTATTGTAAGTCTTGGCCCAGGCATGGGTATGATGTTTTCATGTGATGGAACATCTTGGGTTGCCTTGGATGATGAAGGGATTGTTTATGATGCCGTGGCAGATACGGTTAGTGTAGGGTCTTTGACTGCTACCAAATTAAGTATTACTAATACATCCGAACCAGCTCTATTGATTTCAATGACTTCCATTACAGGAACTGACAATCAGGCAATTGATGTTGTTGGTGGGGAAGCTTTGGGAGCTGAAGAGCACTGGACAGGTATTAGAGTTAAACCAAGCGACCTTGACCCTACTGGGGCTGATACAAGAATCAGAGGTATTGCTTCTAATTTGAGTGGCGTTGACGTGTCAAACATTCCTGAAAGCATGGAGGCTTTGAGGCTTGTTATGCCTGATGGTAGAACTCTCACAGGGGCCGCAAGATCAGCTTGTGATGCATTAGCAATTCAAGATGGTGATGTCAATCATTTTTTTGCAGTACCAGATACAGCAGCATCAACTTTTTCAGCATATGATTTAATATTTGATTCAGAATTGTTGAGTGCCAGCTCAGGTATTCATGGATTTAGTGTGTCTACTTCCAATGGTGCTCCCAGTGGCGGTATTGCTGCTTTGGCTGCGGGTACTTATGTAGATCCTATCCATCAACACATTGGGACTTATTCGACTCCAGACCAGACAACTCCTGATGCCTATGCTGGGCATACAAGTGATGGTGGAACTACGTGGATAGACGGTCTGGATGGAAATGAAATATTTGAGAAAAATGGTGATATAGTTTGGATTGGATCGGCAACAACTTTTTCAGAGATTGAAGTTATTATGTCCTCTGAAGCAACCAAGCAAATTGGACTCACTTTTCAGTACTCAACGGGAGCATCAACATGGTCATCGGTTTTTAATGTTGATGACGATACAGATGGATTTCAGCGGTCAGGCCATATTAGCTGGGCAGCAGGTAGTCTTGCCGGTTGGTCCGCATTAGGTGATCCTGGGGTTGGTGATTCAGCGGCTGGATATTGGATTAAAATTACAAGAATTTCTGGTCCTGATCCAGGTACGCCTACACCAACAACCATGAAAACAGGAGCGATTGTATTATATAAGTGGGATAAGGATGGTAATTTAGCTGTTAATGATGTGCAGGCTGGTACTGCTGATTTGACTGGAATTACCGATGGCAATATACCTTATATGGGCGGGTCAGGATTTGCAGATAGTCCGCTGAGCAGAACAGGTACTAATACACTTCAGCTTAACGATAGAATTGACCTAACTGACGGCACAGACACCGCAATAATCAAGCATGTCCAAGAACCAGGGCTTGGTGGTCGTCTAACACTCGGCCTGGATGAAACAGCTCGAACAATAGTGATATGTGATGCAGGGGATGTGGATACTGATTTTGGGTTGGATGTAAGAAACAGTCCATCTTTACATCTTTTCTCTGGTAGTGGTGGATCACAATACACAAGACAGGACTATACTGGTTACCATACATGGGCTGTAACTGGTTTGAATTTTGTTGCTCGTGCAGATGTGCCGGAGCATGATTTTGTCTCTGTCAAGTCTACCGCCTCAATCGAACTCACCGACACAGACGGCGAACAATCCTGGATGTATATTGAGCCTAAGATTAATCAATCTGCAACGGGCTCATATAACGGACTTAAAATCAATGTAACTGAAACGGCTCTCGGAGACGGCTCAACAGGCAGTGGAAACAACCTGATTCTTGCAGGCACTTCAACCGACCCTGATATGTTCAAGGTGGATAATGTAGGAAGAATTGTCCTGGCTGAATCAAGTGATCCTGCCGCTCTTGCAGATCATGCTTTTCTATATGCAAAGGATAATGCTGGCACTGGGGAGATGTACGCCGCCGATGCTGCTGCTACGGCTACACAGTTGACCTCTCATAATTTCTCAATGTTTACACCGGACCCTACCGAGAAATTTCCATGGTCATTCTACGCTGAGAACAAAGCTCTTGGCGTGAAGATCAATGTTGATATGGCTGGTATGGTAAGGGCTGTTGAGGAAATGACTGGCAAGAAGTTTATTTATTATGAAGACATTGCTAAATCTGTTGATCTTGAAGCTGCCTATAAAGCTCAGTGGGAACGTGAGTATATTCAAAAAAATACTTACGAGGAAATAGTTTCTAAAGATCAGGCTTTTGAAATGGTTGAAGTTGATGAGCGAGTTCTTTATGAAGTTGTCGATCCGAAAACAGGAAAGATTAAGAAGCAAGGCAAGAAAATTGGCGAAAAGATTACTGGCTATGAGCTTATAGATGATGTTGTGAAAGAAAAGAAAGAAATTATTTGGGAAACTAAGAAGGTTCAGAAAGCTCAACTTAAAGCTAATGTTCGATTTGATAATACTGACGGTAAATTCTATAAAAAGATTGTACCAACTAAATTAATGGCTGAAACAGCAGCGGTTGACAACTTTAAATTCACACCGCCAGCTTGGATGGCTAATAGATTGAATTTAAAGTAACATAGATACTAAGACGATGAAATCAAACTACCAGAAATGCTGCCTTAAAATAGCTTTATTCATTTGGCTAATTCCGCTGATGATCTGGCTGGTGGGTTGCTTGGTTAAGTGAAAGCTCGAAAGGATGCCAGATCATCCCTTAAACAGGGCGATGAGGTTATGTTTACGAATCTGTCCGACGTGGAGATTAGAAATGATTGGATGGTTAGCCAAAATGTTTAGGCGTATAAAGCGCAGCCACAAGCCATTCTTTAAGGTTGTGGAAATAGATAGTTTAAAAATTTGCGTTACTGATAACCCTACCCAATACAGACCATTTCCAGAGAAAGGGGTTAAATATTTAGGTTTCACACTTCTCGACAGCAATGTAATTTATGTTCGAGGTTATCGGCAAATGGATGGTAAAATTGTCCCAGACTATAAAATATTAGGTCATGAATTATCCTGCCTTATGCGGAATAAAGATCCTGAGATTGAAACGCTGTTTTATGAGAAGAATTTGAACTAAGTAAGGAGACATTGATATCAGAACAATAAAATCCAATATATTTATGATCTTGAGGATTGGGATTATCTAATGAGGGAAATTTGGAGTAGAGTATTAAATGGAATATTGGAAAACAAAATATCAATTAGCCAAGGATTTATATTTTGAAATCCCACATTGGCCTTATGACGATATAGTTACAGATTTAATTGAAGTTAAGACATATGCTGACACAACCATATTAGTCATTAAAAAATATTGGTGTTACGACGGTCCAAGTGGACCTGCGATTGATACGGATAATTTCATGGAACCATCAGCGGCCCACGATGCGTTATATTGGTTAATGCGGTGGAAATTGATACCGATAGAATACAAAACATTCGCAGACAATTTGATGTATGAATTATGTCTAGAAAACGGTATGAGCAAAATAAGAGCAAAGTACTGCTGTTGGGCAGTGAAACGATTTGCAAAAAAGGCGGCCAACGAAGCAGGTAAGCGAATAATTTATAAAACTGAAAAGGACTAAATCAGATGGACTGTCCAGACCCTGCGTGTAGAGAAAGTCTTCTGCAATGTATCAATAAAAAGGTATCCAAAATGGTGTTACTTTCCGTAATGAGTGCTATGGTTGCCTTTTCAGGTGGCTTTATTTTGTATGCTATGGATGCAAATCAAAATCAACGTAACAAAATAAGTAACAACGAAAAAAGTATAGCAGTACTGGAAAAAGACCTTGAACACATCAAGGCCAGTCAAGCTGAAATCAAAGAGACAGTGAAACGAATTGAAAACAATCAAATTACAAAAGCTGATATGATAAAAATAATAGAAAAAATACAGGGCAAAGAATAATAGCCAGAAACGCTAAAATCCATGGCGATGACATGCCATAAATGTGGTAGAGATGCATACACAATATACATAACAAAAGAGCATGAAAAGTTATGCCCTGAATGTTATAAATTAAAAAGGGAGGAGATCGATGGACAAAAATACAGCCACTTTGGCGGCGTTAGCCATCATATCCGTAGCATTGATAATAATTGTATTTATATGGTCCGCAGGAAACACTGCTGAAAAGGCAGTATTATCCGGCATTTCCGGCATCTTAGGCATGGTGTCTGGTGGCGGCGCCGGTTATATGGTTGGTAAATCAAAAAAAGGAGAAATAAAATGAAGAGACTTTTTGCAACAGTAGTAATTGTATTATTTGTACTTTCGGTAATTGGATGTAAAACAGAAGCAGATAATAAAGATATTCAAAAAACTATTGCATCCACGGTAGGTTATCTAATAGCCAAGAACAAACCGGAACTTGCTGGTGATATGATTAAATGGTATGATGAATTTATCAATATTTCTGATAATGATTTCAAGGTAGGATATCAGGATGGGATTTCAAAACTTATTGCGATGGTAACAGATGACCCTTTTCTATCATTTCAACTTCAGAACGCTATGAATTTGATAGGAATATCAATATCAGGGCCGATGATACCAGGCGAAATCGAACAATACCGATATATTGTAGATGCATTCATGATTGGTGTGTCAGCAGCTCCTGGCAGGATTGCTGAACCGTACATGGGAAATTGAAGAGCCCACCTTGGAAGATATTAAGGGCTTAAAAATTAAAACACCGGAAGAATATTTTTATGAATAACAGAAATGCTTGCAATTGTTGCGGATAATCTATATTATATTAAATAGGGGGGGGTATGTTGTTTGTACCCCTCTTTTTTTTAAATAACATAATGGAGATTCTGTTATGAACGTTCTTGATATACTTACTGGACCATGGGCTATTATTCCTGAAAAACTTGATGAAATTCACAAGATTTATTTCAGGCATCTCAAAGGAGAAGCTCCTGCTGAAAATTCGTTCAATAATGAGACTAAACGGTATCAGGTTGTTGGAAATACAGCGATTATTCCTCTGCACGGAGTAATGGGCAAGCGAATGAACATGTTTAGTAATATTTCAGGTGGTGTTTCAACAGAATTGATAATGAAGGATTTGAAATCTGTTTTGGCAAACTCCAAGATTGAAACAATCATTTTAGATATTGATTCGCCGGGCGGGTCTGTTGATGGAACTTCTGAGCTTGCGGAATTTATTTTTAATATTAGGGGTCAAAAAAGGATAATAGCATATTCTGATGGCGTTATTGCCTCTGCTGCATATTGGGTTGGAGCGGCAGCCGACGAAGTTTATATTTCTGGAGATACAGTGCAAGTTGGCAGTATTGGAGTAGTGGCGAAACATGTAGATTATTCTAGAGCAGAGGAAAAGGACGGCACTAAAACAACGGAGGTTTTTTCCGGAAAATACAAACGCATTGTTTCGCAATACAAACCGTTATCTGATGAAGGTCGGCGAACACTTCAAGAGATGACCGACTATATTTATTCTGTGTTTGTGGATGATGTAGCTAAATATCGAGGTGTTTCTTCGGATACCGTGCTTCAAAACATGGCTGATGGTAGAATATTTATTGGACAGCAGAGTATCACTGCCGGGCTGGTAGATGGTATAGCAACCATGGATCAGCTTGTTGGTAAGCAGACCAAACATAAAAAGGAGGTTAGTGCAATGGATTTGGAAAAACTTAAAGCAGAGCACCCAGATATTTATCAAAGCATTGTGGGTGAGACAAGGGAGAAGGTTGTTGCTGAATTGACAGCTCAGTTTGAAATTGAGCGCAAACAGCTTCAAGCTGACATCGATACTCGTCAAGAGGAAATCGAAAAGTTAACCGCAACCAACCAGGAGCTTGGCGAGGAAAACAAGGCTCTTGGTAAACGCATGGTTGTTCTTGAAGAAAAGGACATTGCAAGAGATCGCAAGGATGCTCAGATTTTGGCGGATAATATTTTTGAAAGTGCATTATCGGAGAGTAAAATTCCGGCCAAGCATTATGGACGTGTGAAAAGAGGTGTATTATTTGATAATTTTTATCAGGACAACAAGTTTGACAAAGAAGGTTATACCAATGCCGTGGTTGCCGAGATCGCAGATTGGGAGAAAGATATTGGGACTGAGGTAGTTGGTGTTGGATTTATTGGCAAGGAGATTGATGATGATGACGATGCTTTAATTGATGAACTTGTTGGCATGGTCGAAAAAAAATAATAATGACATAAAGGAGGCTTGATATGACACTAAGCGACACTCCCCAAGTGTTGAGGGGTTACCAGGAAGATCCAACACGGGTATTCTACAGTGATATTGAGATTGCTTTGACCCGGGAGGTTTTTATTCCTGCCGGATATGGATACCTAAAACCAGGGACGGTGCTTGCAGAAATAACTTCTGAGAGTACTAGCAGGGCGTATAATTACGTGCCTTATTCGTTCGAAGATCCGTCTTCGGATACAAACAATTTTCATGGCGCATATCTTTTAGAAGATGGTGAAGCGACTGCTGTTTGCAATGTTACCCTTAATGATAGTTATAAATTCGCTGTAGGTGATCATTTAGTTGCTATGGATTCCGACACTAATGGAGCGAGCGCCATTGATTTGGGTGCTATTGTTTCCATTGATCGTACGACTTATCCGAACAAGGCCGTTATTACCGCCACCAATAATGTAACCACAGCCATCACGACTGCAAAGAATGGCGCCATAGCTATCCAGACCTATGCGACAGCTCCGTTTGTAAAAGCTGTTGGTTTCTTGTTTGGCGGTGTTGATACCGGGATTGGAGAAAACGCAGCTGGCGCCCAGGGTGTAATTGTGTTGTCAAATGCCATGCTATATAAGGGCCTGGTGTTTAATTATGACAGTGAGGTTATGACCGATCTTGGCAATATTGAGACTGGTCAATTTATTTGTTTAAAATAACGATGCGTAACCATTTGACTAGGAGGTAGAACAATGCGAGAAATACCTGCTTTAAAGTTGACAACTTTGACCAAGCTAATCCAGAGATTTATGGCAAGTCCAAAGTTGCTTCTAATTAAATTGTTTGGAGAGGATAATTGGCCAAGCGATGAAATTGAGTGGGAAGCTCAGACTGGAGATCGGGGTATGACTCCGTTTTCAAACGAAGATGCTCCTGCCCCTCGTTTGTCTCCGATTGGAGTTTCATTACACAAGGCGATGGCTGCTTTTTGGAAGGAAAAAATGTATTTTGGGTCTTCTTTCCTTAATAACATCCGTGAACCTGGAACAAAACAAACTTATTACGCGGCTAAAAAGTCTTTGGCTCAGCAGATGCTGATGCTCCGCAACAGATGTGATCGTAGGAAGGAATGGATGACTGCACAAATGTTGACTGCCGGGACCATTACTTACCAAGATCCTAATGGGAAAACCATTTCAGTTGATTATGGTATTCCAGACGATCAAGTTGAAGAACTTTCGGCTGCTAGAAAGTGGGACCAGGATACTGCCAATATTGTTGAAGATATCATGGATGCTAAGCTGACCATGGAAAATGCGAACAGCTCAGAGATTGATTATGCCATGTTCACTACAGAAGTTTTGAAACCAATGATCCTGAATCCTACGATTCAAACATTGCTTTCAAAGTCTAATTATGGACAGGGTGATTTATTTTCACGACCGGTTCAGGTGTTGGGTGATCTGCTTAACATCAAAAATATGATTCTCTACAATCAGATGTATCAGGTTCGAGGATGGTTAACCTCTGCTTTGGCTGCCGGTGCCGGCCCGCATACGATTTACGTCGATGATGCCACTGATTTTGTGGTTGGCGCAACGATTTATGCCCGGGATGTTACTGCTAATACAAAAGAAGCTTTAACAGTAACAGCGAAGGATGCTATCGCGGGAACTATTACGGCTACCGGCACTCTTGCGGCAGCGTATAAAGCTGGCGAAGATTGTATAACCATGAGCAGAAAATTTATTCCATCAGATAAGTTCTGTATGTTTTCATCTGAAGTTGAAGGTCAGAAAATTGCTGAGTTTGCAAATGCTCCGTTTGGGCTTGATCGGCATTATGGCATGAAGTTGGATCGATGGGAGAAAAAAGATCCTGATGGCATTTTCATCCGGGCAGAAAACAAGGGCCTGCCTGTGTTGTATTTTGAGGACGCTGTTTTTATTTATACGGTCCTATAAGGAGGTGTCCCATGTCTTTAGACCAAATTAAAGGCCCTTGGCCAAGCATAAAAACTCAAAAGCTAACTGAGAATTTACAATCAGCGGTTGGTTTGCCGGTTGCATTACGCTTGGAGACAGGGGCTGCAATTGGCGCATATTCCGGTGAACATACAGATGGTTGGAAACAGCAAAGCAATAAGGAATTAATGTTGCAGTGGAATAATGGTGGTTCCAGTCATACAAAAATGGCTGCTATGTTTATATTGCCGGATGATATAGACGTTACTGAAGATTTAACAATTCATTTTCTTGCGGCAGTGAGTGGCACGACTGACACTCCGACTATGCTGGTCGAGGCGTATATTGTTGGTGTTGGTAGTTCGCCAGCGAGTGATGCTAATTGTGGTGGATACACCAGTGGCGAAACTACGGCATCCGGGTTGTATGTTGACCATACATTCACCGTTAAATCCGATGATTTGATTTCTGGTGAAGCATCATTGACAGTAATTTTTAATCCGCAGAGTGGCGAGTTAGTTACGGATGATTTTATTTCATCTCCGCCATGGATTACATTCACGAGACTTTAGTCATGAGGAGCAACCATCATGAAAGTAACATTGAAGTGCAATCTTCGTGGGAAATTACTCTGGAGGAAAGGAACAGTTTTTGAAGAACCATTTCCTCCAGAGATTGAAGAAGAATTAAAGGCTTGTATGGAAGGTAGGGTTGATACATTAATAATTGAGGAAACTGCTGCAAGTAGCCCTCTGGTCTTATTTAAAAAATTCGATAAACCGGAACTGGATATGGTTGTATATCAAAAAGAAGATATTCAATATGATTCAAATCCATGGTTTCTTCGTGAACCTGGCGCTCGAAAAAAACGTCAATTATTATTGAGGAGATTCCGATGAACCAGGATGCGCTTGTTGCTTTGGTTGCTGCCGATAGTAGTATAGGTGATTATCTGGATTTAACCGAAATTGAGGAATGTTCAGATGATGCAATGGCTGATACTGGATGGTCATTCCCGCTATCTGGTACTTTCCAAGAATATTGGGCAAAGCAGCGAACAAAACGTCATTGTTTTTTTAGATTATGGACTGCAGCAGCGAGAAAGTTTAAAGTTGAACAAATTAATCTTGGAGATCGGTTTAAACATTATGGTTCAGTGATTAATTTAATGGATCTTCAATTTTCGGCCATCATTGAAGAAAATCCGTCCGAGTTTACCAGTGTTGATACTTATAAAATGTTTGGCACAATTGCAAGACCTGGATTAAAGTACGATATTGCAGGTAACGATATCACTGATTATACAGAGGTAATTGACGATTGACACTTGCATCTGATATCAAAGAAATAATTGCTGAGATTGGAACATCCGTAACAATTATCAGGCCAACTGGCAACATTACGGGTGAATATCTGTATGGAAAAATAAACAAACAGGTTACGAAACCGTTTATTCGTGAATTTTTTATGGAAGCTTGGATGGCCAGTGATACTGCTATGGTATCAGGTGATACTATTCAGACTTCAGATGGTCGTATTTTTATAATCATGAATAAAACACCGAGCATGTTCGAAGATATTGTTTATCGATATGATTCGGTTGTTTATAAATGTAACGTCGTTGCTACTGTGCAGCGGCCAGTAGAGACTACCGAAAATTACACCGTTACAACATCGTTCTCAACGATAACAGAGGATGTCAACATGTTAATAACTGAATCCTTGTACGGAAATGAGCTGGACACGGATGAGGAATTAGCATCTATAGGATTATCTTCTGAAGATTGTTATGTTTCCAGTTCGGTTGGGATAGAGTATCTTGATCGCATCTGGATTTCTGAAACTGAGTATTATCAAGTTGAGGTTATTAAAAAAAGACGATTTGACGGTGTTGATTTAATTATCCTGGGTGAAGATACCAGGTAACCTTGAGAAGACTACCATCAGAGATAGAGTATCTTTGGTGCAATCACTAGGAGTGAAAAAAAATGAAGAAAGTTTTATTAGTGGGGATGAACCCTTTTGCTGCGTCCGGGACTTCTGCTATGATGCATGCAATTATTTTCAGCCTGGACATGGCGCGGTATTCAGTTACTTGTTTTTGCGTAGACCCACCAACCCTTGAGTGGGCATCTATGCTTTATAATCCTCTTCCGTTTTCAATAATTCCTGCCAATGATGGTCAATCATTTCAAAGTTCGCTTAGATTGTATCAGGTTATTATGCATGGCGATCATGACGCCGTTGTTTTTGTTGGCATTGATATTTGGGAATATCTTGATGTATTTCGTAAATTAAGCGAGGTACGCGATAAACCATTTAAGGTAGCTGCAATATTTCCGTATGATCTTCAAGCTTACCGAGAAGATTGGGCATCATGGATTAATCTTATAGATGTCCCATGTGTGTATTCACGGTATGGGTACGATATATTGAGTGCATTTGTGCCTGAACTTCGATATTTCAGACCACCATTAAAAAATTCAACTATATGGCATCCATCTAATAAACAAGAAAGATTAATGACCCGTAAAAAGTTGTTTCCGACTATTGGTTCTGAAGATTTGGTTTTTGGTTTTATAGGTCGTAATCAGAAACGTAAAGATCCTCTTGGACTTCTTACCGCTTTTGCTATTGCTCAAAAAAAATGCCCTAATCTTTATTTGTTTATGCATACTGATTTTAATGGAAGATACAATATAATCCAACATGTTAAAGATTGCGGAATACCACCGAAGTCAATTTTAAAGAAACCTGATACACATCAATATTTAGCAGAGTCAATGCCGAAACTGTATAATTCCCTCGATGCGCTTGTGAATTGCACAATACAAGAAGGATTATCATGGACACCGTTAGAGGCTATGCTTTGTGGTGTTCCAGTTATAGCGTCTGAATCCACTGCTCATATAGAATTGGTGAAAGATTCGGGTATGATGGTTCCGTGTAATTTGGATACAACTATCAGGGTTATAACAGAAGGTGGGCCTGCAAATGTAAAGGCCAAGAAGTGCGATCCTGTTGATACTGCAAAGGCCATGATTATGATGGCCAAAGACAGCAAATTAAGATCATATTGTTCTAAAAAAGGTCTTATAAAATCAAGAGCGTGGCTCAAGGCTGTAAGTGACCCGAATGCTCTTTTAGATGAGATGTGTAAAAAGGAACCAATTGCGGTACGACAAAGTAAGAGGAATAGAGAAGTTTTATTCGTTCAACGGGGCTCTGCCGGTGATGTATTAATGACCACTAGGTGTTTCAAGGGTCTTAAAGAGCGTTATAAAAAACCATTGCACTATATGACATCACCTCAATACATGGATATCGTTGCTAATAACCCATACTTGGATATGGTTATTCCATGGAGTGAAAATATGATGCATGGTTATATTATTGTCAATCCACATAAAGATAGAATCGGTCCTGGACATTGGGGGAGAAATTCAAATTCATTGTTGTCTGATTTTTATTGGAAAATCCTTGATATTGAACCAGATGAATTCTTCATAGATTTTAAAAAGCCGACGTTTTCTTGCCGGGAGGCATGTAAATCTGATAAACCAATATGTATTTTGCATACGACAGGCGGAGATCCTCATTTTCGTATTTATAAATTTATGAAAGATGTTCATGATGGTTTAAAAGAAAAATATCTTACCATTCAATTAGGAGGTAAGAATGATTATCCTGCTGGAGCTAATGTTGACTTTCGTGGCAGACTTACTTTTCGTGAAACTGCCTGGGTTATGCGCAAAGCTTCTATTGCCGTTACTGTTGATAGCTTTATTTCTCATCTTTCTGGCGCTTTGGGTATTCCTCAAGTTTGTTTGTTTGGTTCTGGGAATTATAACGTGGTTCGGCCAAACCAAATTCAAGGGAAATTGATTTGTAGAACAATTGATTACGCTCGTCGATGTAAAGGATTGGGGCCGTGTTCTGCTGCTATAAGAGACTGCCCGGCAACATGCACAGGGATGCACGATCCAAAGGATATTCTGAGTGATGTGGAAGAATTAGACGATAATAATGATATTGTTGTAAAGATTTCAAAATAGAAGGGGGCAAAATGAAACCATTAGTTGTTGCATCTAATCTCTATAATGAGATTTCGCAATTAGATTGTGAAGATAGTTGGTATGACAATGTTAAACAAATTGCGGATGGTGGTATTTTAGTGGTAGATACTGGTAGCGATGATGGCACTATCGAATTTTTTAAGAGCAAACCTGATGTAGTATTAATAATTTCATCAATTATAATTGATGAAGGTTATGGGCCAGCAAGAAACCATCTAAGAGCGATGGCCAGGAAGCATTTTCCGAAATCACACTGGCTTCTTTATTTGGATGGGGATGAACGAATAATGAAAGAGGATTTTCATAAACTCCGGTTTCTAAAAGAATATCTGAATGATGAGTATGATGTTATAGCTCTTCCAAGGCTTAATAGATTAAGTAAAAATACTACAAAAACCAAGGTGGATTATCATATTAACCCGGATTATCAAGCGAGAATGACACGATTATCCTCTCCATTGCGATATGTTCGAAAGTTACATGAACAATTAACTGGTTATAATAAAGTCTTTGCTGAATTAACAAATCCAAAGATTCATCATTTTCATAGGAGTACTAGCGAGGATAAGCGTAACTATATTGGCAAGTTGTGCCAAAAACTGCAAGCAGAGGACACGGAGTGGGGCGAGACCTATATGGAGCATCATAAAAGTACATATTATAAAACGCTCCTAGAGAAAGAGGGTCTGCATTGTGAAAACAAGAGGTGCAAAGATGCTAAATAAATTTACGAGTACAGGGTTGAAAATTATTCATCATCCTGAAGTTATCAAGAAACTACAACAGTATGGCATGGGAACTCCGATCTCAGCGCAATTGGCGCCCACTGCAATGTGTAATTTGAGATGCAGTTTTTGCTCAAATGCAAAAAGAACACTTAATGAATATTTAGACCCCAAAGATGTTATGGAGATTTTAAGTGAGTTGAAACATTTAGGTTTGAAGACATTGGAAATTACAGGTGGCGGGGATCCCACAATGTATGGATATATTAATGATATTATTGAATATGCTCACAAAATAGGCCTTCAGCAGGGGTTTATAACAAACGGGATTCTTCTTAAAAAGAGGGTTTCGCAGAAAAATATTGATAGATTGTCATGGTTAAGAATATCTATGAATTGTCTTGATTATGTTGATGATATAGATATTCCGGATTTTAAAGGCACTCTTGGTTTTAGTTATGTCATGAATGATAAAACTGCTGAATCAGATGTTTTATATCGACTTGATAATGCGGTGATCAAGTATAATCCTAAGTATGTACGGATTGTTCCTAATTGTCTTGCTACCCCTGAGCAACAAAAAATAAACAATAAAATATACAGCGAAAAAGTTGCGCGGTGGGGTAAACCTTATTTCTATCAAGTAAAAGAATTTAACCAGCCCGATCATTGTTATTGGTGTTATTTTAAGCCTTTTATCTTGCATGATGGATATGTATATCCATGCAGTTCTGTTGTTTTGAATAGTGGGGCTAGTGGCAAGTTTCACGAAAAGTATCGGTGGATTAAAATGTCTGAGTTTGCTGATGTTTATAAAAAGCCCATGGTACCGTTTTCAACGAAGGATTGTAATTGCTGTGTTTTTAAAAATCAGAATGATTTGATTAATATGGTGCTTAACCCCGTAATGGGAAATTTTGTATAATATTAAATTATAAAGATATTTTGGATTTATAGAATTGATGAAACTTCATATTGGAACAGGAAATACTTATCTCCCGGGTTGGGTTAATGTTGATATTTTCTCATTTGTAAAGGCTGATATTTATTCTAATGCAATGAATCTTCCTTATGAAAGAGAAACGTTCGATTTGATTTACTCTAGTCATGTGTTGGAGCATTTTAATAGGCATATGATTCTGGCTGTGTTAACTCATTGGAGGGACCTGTTAATAGTTGGTGGGATTTTAAGAATAGCGGTTCCAGATTTTAGGGCAGTTTGTAAATATTATTTTAAAACTGATGATCTTCCCAGTCTTATTGGATTATTATATGGCGGGCAGAACAATGTTTTGGATAAGCATTATATTATATTTGATGAAAAAACTCTTTCGGAGCATTTGCGAAAGGTTGGATTTAAAAGCACGAAGTTGTGGGACTGGCGAACAACCGGTCATGCTCAGTATGATGATTATTCGCAGGCATATCTTCCTCACATGGACAAGGAGCACGGATTGCATATGAGCTTAAATATGGAGGCAGTTAAATAATGTTATCATTCTATGATCATCCGATCAAAAATGATTATTTTACAGTAGTATATCGGTCTGAACTAATTAAATATTGCAGGAAGGTTGGAATTCCAATTAGTGAGATCGACGATTTTATGACTGTTAAAAATTCTATTGTTTTAACTCTTGGAGATAATTTAACTCCTGAGATCATTGTTAGAATAAAAGAAAACAGCAACTTCCTTGTTGTGTTTGATATTAATGATCACTCTATTTTAACTGAAACATACAGTTATTCAGATGAAGCAATGCTGATTGATTTAATATTCAAAGTGGGTGGAATTCAAAAAACTAAGGAGTCTTATAATGTTTGTATTGATAATGATTTAAATTATACTCGGGAGAAGGCAGTGTTCCATAGTGGAGATTGGGGGAAATATTTTGATGTGGTAAGTGCAGGAAAAATTAGAAGTCTGCCATATCCTCCATGGGAGCTTGCTGTTGTTCAAAATGTTCCATGGG